GCTAGACTTGAGCCAATCAATGATTCAGAGAGAACTGCTGGTTCTGGTTTTGTAGAGTTGAGACTGTCTAATCTAAAGGCAGTGTTTAGTCCTATACTAAATTCAAGAGGGCTTAACATAGAGATGAACACATACCAATACTTGTATGAACATTTGTTTGGTTTAGACTACTATGCTGACGACCGTTTGGTTTTAAAGCCGGATGTCACTAGAGCTGAGTTATCTTCTGCGCTTTTGCGTAAGCATGTAGTAAAGAGTTTAGTTACTGACATCGCTGACGGTTTATTTAATTGGGGGTCTATTGGTACTGCTACTTTAGAGTCGCTTCAAACAAAGGCTAGACTCTTGGGGGAGGCCAGTCCTAGCAGCTTAGAGCGTTACGAGATAAGACAAGAATCTTTAGAAGAGCTAGAGCAAAACCACCCCGGTTCGCTAGAGAAGATATCTAAATTGTACGACAACAATGAAATGATATTCACCCTAATCGACAAAGCCATTACCTCTACTTTCGATGTCGAAAACTTTACTGCTGAAGAAGTGATAGATGTTTCAATGGCTTATCTCGACAACCAGGTGGCAATGAGTAAGAGTCTTGGGCAGTTGGGCTTGAGATCAGCAGACCTTCACCCTGGCAACGTAGGGTTCGCAGCTATCAACTCCGAGAATAAGATTGAAAGATTCTCTTCTGTCAAGTTCTTTGATATCATGGGCCCGATATATGAGGGCGTAGAGCGAGGAGGGAATTTCCCGGTTACAGAGATTGATGCGTTTATAGCCAGGGATTTCAAGGAGTTTGTTAATGAAGGTAACAGAAGACTTAAAGATGCTGCCGCTGATATGGATTACTACACCAGTTTCGGTGAGGAAGACTTTGCGGCACGCACATATTACAATCACATAGGTGTTGGTGTTATACCTCCTATCACCATCAAGGCTATACTAGATGCAGAACCGGAAATGTCTATAGGCGAAAGCAACCTGGGGTATGATAGTACTGCACATCCTAAATCTAGAGAAGCTCTTAAGCACATAGCAAAGACCATTGGTCTTGTTAAACTGATGCATAAGAATCCAGACTACAAGTTAATGAGGGTTCTGCAAAACGAGTTGTTTAAAGTAGATGGTGCTCCGGGTGTTACCAAAGTAGACACTCAACAGCGTGACGACATATACTTCTTTAACGAGCAGGTACAGACGGCTTTCCATGATGTGCTCCAGGAGTATCAGCGTGAGGCTATGCTTGATCCTAGTGAACGTTCGAATGTAGATAGCGGTAACCGTGCACGTATTGAAGAGTACTTGCTTGCTGATGGTGTTGAGTTTAATTCGATCGAAGAGATTGGCTCTGGTGCTTTTGGTAAAGCATTTATCGTTAACACAAGAGAAGGCGGGGACCTTGTTGTCAAGAGAACCGCAAGCAAGAGAGAGACCTACATTAGTTCAAGATATATCAGCCGCCATAACGGTAAGTTGCCCGGGCTTGTTAAGTATCACTCTATGAGAGCGATGTTCTTGGACGCCGCAAACGACTGGATGGGCAGCGGTGTGATATTTGTCACAAAAGATTTATCAAACATAAGGGTTGGTAAGTATGGTTCTAGTTATGATGTTTCGGTAGGCGATGTCTTCGGACAGATTACACTAGCTGTTAATAGTGTATACGATAAGTCCACAGAGTTGCTGGGTTATGTAGATCCTGGACCAGGTGTGCGTAACGGTATAGATTTACATACCGCGCAAAATACCGCGCTGGCTTTAATGCAGGTCTATCAAGACCCGTACAAGGTTGCAGAGATTAATAAGTATATTGAAGATGAGCTTCCGGGAATCATGCTTCGTGGAGAGAGTTACCCCAACACTGTAACTCAAGAAATTATTAACGGGTCTATGACCCTTGAAGATATCATTAGTTATGCTGTTAACTTCTGGCAGATGGCAGGGTCGTTTACTTTATTAGGCGCCGCCAATCCAGATATACACAGCGCTAATCTAGGTTTCTCAAAAGAAGAGAAAACATTAAATGGATTCCCCTTACTTGAAGCATTTGATGTTGACGGGTTTGAGAACAACATGATGCTCAACAGCCGCCAGGCACAAGAGGACCATCAAACTTTCATGAATGAGATAACAGACGAGACAAAAGCTGCATTCATTCCTGGGTATCAAGACAAGCAATACTTCTTCTTTGGGCAACCGTTTTCTCAGTTGAATCCAGTGGGGCTTGTTGGTGAGGAGGCTGCTAAGTTTAGAGAAGAGAACAAAGATGAGATAGTAATGGAGACCGCTATCCCAGCTCAAGTTCCAATCACCACCATGCAGGACGTCATGTACGATCAAGAAGAGGCTGAGTACACAGCAGGAGACATCATTGAAGAACTTCGATTGCCTCGAGACGACGAATCTCCTTACAGTAATAAGGACCCGTATTCAGATATACTTAGACAGTACGATTACGGATATACAATCCCATACCTTGACGGTACAGAACTGTTTAGAGATTTCCGTAGACAAGAAGACGGAAGCACGGCAGACTTTAGAGCTGGAGAGATAGCAGAACTGCTTACCAAAAACATAGATCAGTATGCTCTTAGTGATATGATTGAAAGGATGAATGAGCCTATGTTCCGAGCAACTTATTCAAGCCGATTCAAGGATATCTTTGAGACCAGAGAAAAGCAAAGAGCAAGCTTGGTTTCTGCATTGAAGTCTAAGCTCGACTACATGGAGAATGGAAACCGCGCTCGACTAGATGACGAGACCGTTGAGTTAGCGGTATCTAAAATCAGCGGCGGAAAGCGCGTGTCTCCTGCTCGTGCTACATCTGCTGGTTCAGATGTCAAGCTCAACTATGACGGGTCGAGACAAATCTCTATGGACTACACCAGAGAGAACGCTCCAGCTGTATATGTTCGTGGCGCTTTCGTATTGGGTACACACACAATGATGTCTGACATCAAGGGTACTAAAGCTTTAGATACTAAGAACCCTACAGAGGCTCAACTGAAAAAGGCTGACGAGATCTACGAGATATTCGTTGAGCGCGCAACCAAGAACCTTATTAGACTTCACGATTCTTTCAGTGAAGATGTGAGAAAATATTCTAAGCTCTGGTATGTTGGTGCTAACCTTACCGCTCAAGACATGGGCGCAAGATATGGGTACTCTCAAGAGCAAGCCGCCGGTATCCTAGCGGCTCTGTCTCCGCAGAAAGATTGGTATCAGAACATGGCGCTAGCTGAAGCGGTGATGCGCGTGATGCGCAATCAGAAAGATACAGAGTTTTCTAAGGCTATGTATAACAAAGCCCTTGGTAATACACGTAAGGTAAACAACAAGGTGCTTAGCCAGCAAGACTTTAAGAAAGCGGTAAACGAAAAAGCATACCAAGCTTACCTCAAGAGAAAGGCTGTGTTGCAGAGCATGATAGGCAAGACTTTAGGCGAGATGAGTCTCGAGGAAAACGGAGCTATGAACGCTGCTATGTTTGTCCGTACATACAACGAGATGTTTGAGGATCGCAACTACCACGTGGTAAGTCCTATTGGTGAGCGTATTGGTTATGCTAAGAAAGCAGATGGGTCTATGTCCACTATGGCATGGGGTTCTTATGCTGAGATTTCTTCAGCAACATCTATTGTGTTGAACGGTACTATGTCAAACATCGACAAGCAGGTTGGTGACCAACACAAGGTGCGTTCATTCTTCAACAATATCAATAACCCTAACTCTTTGGAGGGTGATGTTACGATTGACACTCACGCTGTTGCGGCTGCCGAGCTACTACCTTTAGCAGGGTCTAGCTCAGAGGTGTTCCACAACTTCGGCGGTGGTACTGCTGCTATGAAAGTCAAAGCTGGTAGTTCAAACCTCGGCATCAAGGGTGTGTACTTTGCGTATGCAGAGGCATACCGTAGAGCAGCAGACGAGAAAGGTATACTTGCAAGAGAGATGCAGTCTATCACATGGGAAGCTGTACGTACTTTGTTTACCGCAGGCTTCAAGGCTCAGAAGAAAAACAAGCAAGAGGTTCGTGCCATCTGGCAAGAGTATAGCAAGGGTAACATTAGCTTTGAAGAAGCTCAAGACCAAGTGTTTGAAAGAGCCGGCGGTGTGTTCAACCCGGACTGGTATGTAGACAGCGGCGATCGCGCAAGGCTAGATGAAACTAGAGAGAGACGTCACGCTCGCAAGATGTTCCAGAACCTACGACCAGATGTTCCTTTCGAGGCAGCCGTTCGTGAAGAACTTAAGAGAGACCCTTCTAGATTCTATGAACCTCAAAAGTTTAGCGAGATCAAAGAGCGTCTAGAAGAGATGAGTATTGAGGAGCTCCTTGCTGAGATGAAAGACGTTGCTATGTTTGACGGAGATAACCCCTCTGTTATCAATGACGCAATGGGTTCTTTAGCCGGAGGAGACTTCCGTGTTCTAGCAACACTTGAGTACCTCAAGAGACTGCAGCAGCAGGGGCGTACTTCTGAGTACCGTGCTGTTCTGAAAAGGTTCTTTGAAACTGGTACAGCTGTCGGTCAATTGTTACGACAGTTCGGTGAAATAAAAGGCCAGACTCCAGAGGGAATGAAAGACCTGGTTGACAGTGTGTACGAAGCAAACGGCACTACTCTCTCTGATACAGAGTACGAAGAGATGGGTGCTATTGTTGATGATTTGTTTGATGGTCAGCAAGATGTTCAAGCATTGATCAAAGAGCTTTCGGAAACCACAGACATGGACCGTGTTGGAGAGATTGAGGGAAGATTAGAGGACGCTAAACGCAGAGTGTCTGAGGCTAACAAACGATTGAATGAATTCAATAGCAAGTATGCTATGACATGGGGTAAACTAATTGGTTTACTTATCCAAGGTAACCTTCTTACTCCGGTGTCGCAGATGGTCAACGTTACCGCCAACCTTTCTACGCTACCTATCCTAATGCTAGACAAGACTCTTGGGTATGGCGCTGAGGTTTTGATTAACGGTATCCGCAAGAGCATGGGGAAAGATGTTGACCCTAGTATAGCATCATTACCACCTTCTATAACTGCAGCAATCTACGCTGGTAAACAGTTTGGTGTTGGTATTAAAGACGCATACAAGAGTGCTATTGGAGAGACTGTACCTAACGATAAGTTTGAGTACAACATGCAGCTTCAGCTGGCGCCCATCAAAGCATTCGGTTTGATAATGGCGAACAGCGACAAGCTTCCGGACGCTGTGAAGAACGGTACTAAATTAGATCAGATTGATTACCGTGCTAAGAAATTCCTAGAGGCAGTTGGTGGTACACCAGCAAACCTTATGTTCAGACTGCTGGCGTTTGGTGATGTGCCGTTCTTTAAATTCATGGAGGGATACGAACTATACAGAGTCGGTAAGTCTTTAGGGCTTAGTGGTGATGAGTTAAATAGATTCTTGAAGTATCCAAATGAAGAGTACAGAAACAAGGCAACACAAGCAGGTCTAAAGGTTACGTTCCAAGAGGATAACCAGTTTGCTACATGGTTGAATAAGGCTATAACAAGAACCGCTGATTTAATCGGGGAGCGCAGTCGTGTATTAGAGAATGCTTTCCGTGTTGTGGTGCGTATGCACATGCCGTACGTTAAGACTCCGGCTAACATCCTCGCTCAAAGTATTCAGCTAGCACACCCTGCTATACCTATTGCTACCATTGCTATCAAGAAAGCAGCAAGAGGGAGAGTATCTCAGCGCGAGCTTGCCGAGTTGTTGTCGAAAGCATTCATGAGCTGGCTGATGTATAAAGCCACACAGCGATTGATGGAAAGCGGATTGATTACTACTCCGGTAGATGCTGACGTTGCAAGAGAAAGAGATTTGAAATACTCGGTCGCTCCACCCAACTCGATCAACATCACCGGTATCAATAGACTATTGAAAGGTGAAGACCCTACACTTCAAGCGAATGATGTATGGTTTAACTATCAGAAGCTTGGTCTTGGTGGTGCGGTAATGGCAGCCCAGGCAGTAGGCTTGAAGTCCACAATGCGTGATGCGCAGATGGAGTCTAGAGTACTTAACCGCTCGGACAACTTCATGGATTACCTTGCAGATTTAACGGGTGTTGTTCCTGGGGTGTTAGGTTCTATGATGAACCAGTCTTTCCTTACTGGTATTGACGGTATCATTAAGCTTCTTGCTGACCCAAGCGAGCGCCAGCTCACTAAGTACCTTGAGAACATTTCGCGTTCTGGTTTCTCTGTGATTCTCCCGAACTCACTCAGCGCATTCTACCGCTCTGGTCGTGAGTATCTTCCGGACTACAGACATCCTAACGCAGACTTCTTCAACGTGCTTGACAACATCTTGCGTGATAAGACATTCAACTACCTGGGTACTGGCGAGCAGGTCATACCTCGTGTGAATATTTGGGGTGAGTCAATCACGCAAACTCCAGAGGGTGGTGGCTCATTGATGATCGGTGATGGAGATGAGTACCCTTGGTTGTACAATACCTTCGGTGTATTCAAATCTAGAATCAGTTCTACTGACCCGGTAAAGGTTGAGATATACAACTTGTTCAAAGAGACCGGTGACACTGATGTGATCCCTGGATATCCTATGCCGGTGGGTAAGTTAAAGATTCAACTCACCAAGAGTGAATCAGCTTACTATGGATTGAATGTAAACGAACCGCACTACATTGACGTGATGCCTAAAGATGCGCATGCTATGATGAAGATGTTCGGTACATACAGATACAATGAGATTAAGAAGTTTGTTTCAAGCGACTCTTACGAGCGAATGACAAACGCACAAAAGATTAGTGCTTTGAAATCTATTTACAATAGAAATTCTAGAGGCACATACGATGGCGGTATCTATCCATGGAAAGCATACCGTGATGGAATGGTTAGAAATTATTTTTTAGATTTAGGAGATGAGTAATATTATTAAAAAGATTCTAGGGGGTGGTGCAAAAGAAACTGTAGATGCGGTAGGTAATATCGTGGATAAGTTTGTTGCTACTCCAGAAGAAAAGGCCGCAGCGAAAGCTCAGATTGAACAAGAGATTAGTAAGCGTTGGCAGTCAGACATGGCATCTACATCTTGGCTGTCTAAGAATGTACGCCCACTTACACTCATGGTGGTTGTGGTTTTCCTAGTATTGATGACGTTCTTTGATGGCTTCGGATTGGTAGATGTTAACGGGGCGTGGATCAATCTATGGAACATGCTTAGCGTTACCGTTGTTGGCGGTTACTTTGCAGTAAGAACAATTGATAAAAGAGGAAACACAAAATGAAACTACAAGTATTAAGATTCTCTTCGCAAGAAGACAGTACACTAGGGTTGTTGTTCGATGTAACAGACGGCAACAGAGAGTTCTTAGCATTCACATTAGAAGATGAGCACAGAGAAGAAAAAGTATATGGAGAAACACGAGTCCCTGCAGGAGAGTATAAAGTCACGCTTAGAACCACCGGTGGATTTCACTCCCGCTATACTAGAAAGTATGGTGGGTTTCATCGTGGCATGCTTTGGGTACGCGACGTCCCAAACTTTGAGTACATACTTATTCATACTGGGAATACTGATGACCATACTGCTGGTTGCCTATTAGTAGGCGATCACTCGCAGCAGAATATAACTAAGGAGGGATTCATTGGTTCATCGGTTGACGCTTACCGGAGAATATATCCGGACCTAGCCGATGCTGCAGAGGATGGTGACTTGACTATCGAGTACGTAGACTTCGATATCCCTAATATCTAAACCCATTAAAGCCGACCATGTGAAGCAGTGTTTCTAGTAGATGCGCTAGCTTCATGTGTCTGGTTTTGACTACAATAAAAGCCCACTCTACATTCTTTCCGTTTTCTTTGTGGCGCTTTATCCTTCTAGAAAAGTTCTTCGTCATACCTATGTACCGCTCCTTTGGTAGGTAGTAGATTATAAACTTTCCGTCGAGCTTTTTCTTTCCGTGTACATCAGCTCGCTTCTTGCAAGGTATGCAATACCTTTGCACACCAGTGCGTCTGCTTCTGTCCTTATGAAAGTGTTCTCTGGTCTTGTGCTTTTTGCACTTCGCGCATCTAAACTTCTCTGCCATCTGTTTCGTGATGTTCAATGACGGCAGTCTTAATTAAGTCAAGCTCTATCCTTACCCTTTGATTCACTCGTTGCAGGATGTAGATGATTTTCTCAGTGTCACACACCGGGTCACCATTGGATTCATGGCACGATTCATAGAGCTCAACGATCTCCTTGTGAGCATTCTCACAAGCGTCGTGATAGAGTCTAGATAATTCGTGTTTAGTCATGGCCGTTTGTTTGTATATAATTTACAGCAAACTACAGACCATTAGCAACTAATGTATCACACGTTATTAACAATATGTTCTACCACCTGGTCAACCTCCTTCTGGTTTCTGGGTATGTAAACATCATAGTCCCCCATGTCGTTGTTCTTTAGCCACATGAGAAACATTTTGAAACGCAATGGGAAGCTGTGCTGTGATGGCACAAATCCTTTTGTCTCGATCACGAACTTATGTTTGTGACTCACAAAGTCTGGGGTGTAAGTGACAGCCCGTATCAACTTGTTTTGTTTCAAGCTGAATCCACGAGCTGCCTTCTTACCATAGAACCCTTCGTGTCTAAAGGATTCTAGTACCTCGAACCTATGACCTTCATAGTCAAAAGATAAATCACTAGACTTTAGTTTTTTGTAGCAGTACAACTCAAGGCTTGACTGGAACTCTATACCATCATGCTTTGATTTCTTATGTCTTACCGCTCCGGTCTTCTTCTTTCTTCTCATATTACATTAGTCATATCAAACGCGTCCTCAGCTGAGCTCGGTGGAATGTAGCTTTCAAACTGCTCACTGATAGGAGTGAAGAACCTCTTGCCTCTATCGTTTGCGCAGTAGAACCCAGTGTTAGTGATGTTCATTTGGAACTCTATTGGATCATACAATGGCGTCGGCGTACCACCAGTTTCAACCACACGCACCTTACGAACATGGAACTCAGTGGTCTTTCTTACCATAGGGTCGTGGTGCTGGACCTTCCTATGTATTGTGAGGAAGCAGGAGCAGCGGTTGACCCACTTGCCACCGTGCTCACTGTCCTCAGCGTAAGGCGCAACTGGATATCCTTCACCATCCTTGCGTCGCTGCGCCTCAGTTACAGCATGAGTGTTTAACCAAATTGCGAGTTCATTGTTGACGCTGTAATTTAAAAGTTCCGATGCAGCTTCGTAGTGATACTCATGTATCCCAATCTTAGAGTGCTGCCCCATGTCAATCTTAAGTGAGTTATACGGGTCTATGAATAGTGCATCTATCTTTTGACTCTCTCTAACTTTATCGGTGAAAGCCAGGATATCGTGGAAAGAATACATGTCTTTGTTACTAAAGAACACGAAGTGTTTGTTTACCCAGTTGTACGCACTAGCCAACTCACTGCGAGACATGCGGTCTACCTTTCGGTCGGTAGCAAATTCCATCAGCCTCATCTTCGTGCTGGCAGTAGCATTCTCGGATGAATACACACACCACTTCCACCCGTGCTTGATGCTTGAGTTCACCATGAGGTACAACACAAAGGTAGTCTTACCCACATTGCTATGCCCGTTGAGTATAGTAAACTCTCTTTTGTATCTAAAGTGTTTATCTAGGGTATCGCTTCCGGTGGTCAACCCCATCTCAATCTTACCTTGAGCAAAGTCTTCAATCCATTTAAAGTCATCGTCAGTGGGCGCAATGAAACTCATGTCGCCACTCTTCACGCGCTGCTTACGTTGCTCAGTTTTTTCAAAGGTTAATACCTCGTGGATAGGCATTCCCTTTCCTTCGTTCAGCGCGTCTCTAATGGTCCTCTTAGCATGATCGAAATCCTTGATGTCTCTCAATGATATCTCATACTCTAACACCCGGATAGCTTCTTCCTCAATCATCTTACCTCCGGCAATGTATCCGCCACACAATCGAGCTGCGTTATACAAGGCGTGATGCTTCTCTCCGTCCACCGCATTCCGTATCATAGACGCTGCTATGTTCAGCTTGTTGTAGTCGGTGTACTCTTGAGGTTTAATAAGCTCCTGCTTAGGCTTAGATTCTTTCTTCTCTTCACTCACATAAGCGGTAAAGGTTTCACTGTCTTCATTTAGATACAGCTCACTATCGTAACTTTCGTAGCAGGCTCTCGATACATTCTTGCCGGTAGGGTCAACTACAATATTATAATGATTGTCGAAATAGTTTTCGATAGCGAAGAAATGTTCTCGGTGTCTGGTGCTGTCATTGATCTTGACCAAGGCCTTCACACCCTTACCGCTAGGCGATAGCCAACACGAGTAAACATAAGAGTCCAGGGATAGAGTTTGCTTTACTTCGTTAGGATTGCTGAGGTCATCAATATCAAGTACAATAAATCCGCTATGCTGCTTTAACCCAGCGTCCTTACGCTCCTCAAAAACCCCGCTAAACAATACAGCAGGTAATGATATCTTAAGGTCTTTCTCTCCAGTGTCTCGTATCTTCTCGACTATGTCCTTACTCTTTCCGGACTTGATTCGTTGTAGTGCTGTACCAAGTGGAATGTGAAAGGGATTCTTGGTATCCGTTATTGATTGGTAGATGGTTACTTTCATAGTCGATAAGGTCGAGTTCTCTTTTAAGGTGTACTATTGCTTTAATGATGTCTTGTTTCATTGGATTGCCTGGTTTCTTCCCGGCCCTCATAAGATAGGTAAGCGCTGTGCCTACATTGTAATTACTCCTCTGAAAATCCAACACAACATCCATAGCTTCAATAGCCTTATGCTCTCCTATGTAGTAGTGGGGTACGTCTTCTAAATTATATTCCATTTTTGTATTCGATTCGCTCTTTATACTTAATCAGTTTCGCTATCTCCTCAAAGGTCATGGTCTCCCGACCCCAAACATCTTTACCTTCTAGTAAGATTAGGTTGTCTCCAACTTTGTTTGGTATGATAACTATCTTGTAGTCACTCTCTCCTTTGTTAGGCAAGCACAGTGTTTTGTCTTTGTGTTTAACCACATCTATCGTAAACGATATTTCTTTGCCACCTCTCTTGGCTCGGTATGTTGGGGGAACAGAACCAACACGCTCCATTCCCCACGCAAAACATACCATTAGATATAAGGTGTCCTCGATCTTAGAACGGCAGACCATCGCTATCCTCTTGGGTCGCTGGCTGCTTATCTTCTTTCTTTCCCCAGGTACTAGGGTCTTTTACGATTGCGTAAGGACGCCCAGTCTTGCGAGACATCTTGAGTTCAAAGTAAACTCGCGGTGTCTTTGCATTATGGGTTGCAAACTTCTTCACATCCTCGAGTTCATCGAGGGTGAAACTAAACTCTCCGCTTACACCAGTTGTAAACGGCACGAACTTGCTGTCCGTGTCACTCCAGACCTTCATCTCATTGAAGTATCCGGCTAAAACATTCTCGTTTTGGCTCATGATATAGATATTAAATTAAACATAGAATTCTTTGTAAAAAGTAGTGGCAGGTCGGTCGAGTTGGAAGTGCTCTTTGATAGCATCAACAGCTTTCCAAAACTTAAACTCTCCACTACGAAGTGTTTCATCACTTGCGTGTATCAACGCAGGTAAGTAGGGGTACGCTTTCTCCTGCGCTACCCAAGCAAACTCATTGCCGGGATAAACTGATGTGTAGATGTAGGCTTGAATGTCATAGCCAAAAGAAAACACATCCCGTTTAAAACCTCCGATACTACGGGTGCTCTTGCTGTCTATGATAATACCAGGCACTTTGCAATCCAAGAACCCTCGAACCGGAATGTCTTCAATCCAAGTATTAAATTCCACCTGGACTTCACCAGTGAGATGGCTGTCGAGCAGTCCACAATCATCTAATCTTGAGATCATGTCTATAGCCATGATGTAGTCCTCTTCCGACACCACATCCTTGCCCAATGCTTTAGCATCGACATACAATTCTTCTTTCCATTCCTTGTACCTTTTCGTAGCACGAGGATTCTTGCCGCCAATCTCAGCGCAAATCTCTTTGTCATCAAAAGTGTGAAAGCGGTTTTGGTATTCGTTAGGTTCAAACAAGAGCGTATCGTACACGCTCCCAAAGCTCAGCGCTTGAGATTCTTTTCTCAGCTGACCAGCCATGTACATTTCCCATAGCCTTATGTCATTGAGAGCATGTTTGATACTGCTATAGGAAAGATATCCCTTCCCGGTAGCATCTTGTAGTTGCTTGGCAAATTCCATTATCGCACAAACTTTTGCAGTGCTTCTACTTGCTTGGTACTCGCAGAGTCTTTGTACTTGCTGAGCACCATGTCGAATGCTTGCTTCTTGTCCTTGCTATTCTTGATATAGTCTATCGCTTTAGTAAACCACTCTCCGTCTTTCACTGGTGCGGAAGCTGTCTTCTTGCCGTGGGTATTGGTAGCGTCAGCGTCTTTAGTATCATCAATCAAGAACATACCATTGAGTGCGTACTTCCGTGCGTATGAGCTCGAAGCCCCGAAGCACTGAGCGATGTCCATACCCTTGCGGTTAGGGTCTATCCCTGCCTGGGCTCTCACCTCTGCTGCGGACTCGCCATCAGTAACCTGGACTGTAGATTCAATGAATAAAATTCCGGCCATCTCTTTGACCTCGTCGGAAATGGTCATAGATAAACCATTAGTACTAAGCAGCGGCTTCACTGCTTCTAAGATGTCTTCGGCGCTACGATAGTTGTAATTACCGAACTTGTTGAACTGACCTTTGGGCGCTTTCAAATCGCCCTGCACTTTTACAAGTGCTGCATTTAATTTGCTCATAATGAATTGAATTTAGTGTTGCTAATTTAATTATTTTCTACTGGTATTCCAAGTGCGATTTTAATCTGAGCCTGGATGTGCAAGGTGCGGCGTAAATCATATTCAGTTAGATCATATTCCCCCTCATATCTTTGGTGTATAACTTTAAGCACATCATCCATGCGGTCGCATAGGTAGTAAACCCTCTCCATGTCGGGTTTGTATGTCTTGTTTACCAGTTGCTCTAGACGAGCTTCACACTGGCCTCTTGAACTCGATGAGAAAATTGTTTTGCACAGCTCCTTATCTCGCAGGTCGAACCTCTCGCTGTCCGGGTTGTATGTTATATAATATTTCATGACTAAACTTTTATGGTGATTACATCTCCTTCTTCGTACTCTCCATCAATGAGCTGTTGCTTGATTTGCTCTAGCAATTCTATCGCATCTTTGATTTTGATTTTGTGGTGCTCCTGGATTATAATCCTATTGGCAGCCATTCGGTCTTCGATATATAAATCCCCGAGTTCAGTCACTATGTATT